ATATGTTATTACGTACGGTGACAAAAATTATAAATCATTAATTGACGTTCCTGCAGGTATTATGCCACCTGATCCTACCTATTGGCAATTAGATACCGCCGATAATCTTAAAGATATTCTTGCTACGTATAATAAAAACATTGAAATCAATAATGCTGCATTAGTAGAAGCAGAAAGACTTGTACCCAAGTCAGGCTACAACTCTAATGATTTCTATATTGTTCCTACTTACGGTGAATATTCCAGCAATGGTGTATTATCTAGGGCTATAAATAATCCTGCTCCACCAATCGGTGTTAATACAAACGGCGGAGCGCCTGTAACTACTACAGGCACAGTTATGATGGTGCGTAGTGCAAAATATAAAAATGCTAGTCCAGTAATCAAGATACCCAAAGCGGCAATAAAAAGTATTTGGAATATGACTGCTGATATGGGCTATGAAAAATTAGATATATTTGGCACAACTCATTTAGAAACTATAACATTAGCTCCTGAAAGGTCAGATACTAATTCAGGACCTGTTAGGGGAGAGACAATATTAACAGTAGTATCCAATGGTCAAATAACTGGCCCATATGGTACCGCTGATAATACATATGCTACTGCTGATGCTAACCCAGAACTTCCAGGATTCACTGGAACTATAAATCAACAAATGGATTATAGAGCAGATTGTGATCCGGCATTTCAGTTTATTGCACGTAGTAGTCCGCGTAGCTTTGGCTACAGTGGGGGCTATATGACTGGAGATGGCACTGCACCAAATGGATTCCCAACTGGAACAGTTGGATTAGACGGCGCATCACTATCAGGAGCTGGTATAAGTTTCCCGCAAAATCCACAAGTTGGAGATTACTTTTTACGTATCGATTACTTCCCGCAATTACTATATCGTTGGGATGGTAGAATGTGGGTTAGAATATCAAGCAATGTAAGAACACAAACTGGCTTCACTGAAGCTAACCAGTCACAATTATCTGGATTTATCAATGATAGGGCAGAAACTAAACTTACAAACGGTACGTATGTACCGCAACGTCAAGCATTGTCAACTATCTTGGCATTGAAACCAGACCCGTTGCCCCCAGTAGTATAAAGAGTATATAATGGCAGATTTTTTCTATGACAATCAGGTACGCAGATTCTTAATTCAATTTGCAAAAATCTTCAGTAACTGGCAAGTTACTAAAGGTAAAGATCCGGCAGGTAATGAAATATTAGTTCGTGTTCCTGTTATGTATGGGGATAGCAGTAGACAAGCATCAACTATTATCGCTAACAATAGTGCCAGTAATTTACCAAGCGCACCTCTAATAACTTATTATATTACTGCATTAGAATACGATCAACGCAGGACACAAGACCCTACATATATTGATAAAATTCAAGTTCGGCAACGTTCTTATAACAGTGATACACAAGAATATGAAACTGTACAAGGTCAGGCATTTACTGTTGAGAGATTAATGCCAGTACCGTATACATTAAGACTTACTGTAGATTTTTGGACTACAAATTATAATCAAAAACTTCAATTGATAGAACAGTTAGGTACATTGTTTAATCCTGCATTAGAGATACAAAGTACTGATAACTTTATTGATTGGACCTCGTTGAGTGTTGTATACCAAGATGGATTAACTTTCAGTAGTCGTAGTATTCCAGTTGGCACTGGTAATCCAATTGATGTTATGAGTTGGAAATTCTATATGCCAATATGGATCAGCACAGCAAGTAAACTTAAGAAGATGGGTGTTATTGAAAAAATTATTGCGTCAATTTTTAAAGGTAATGCACTAACTGATATACAAGATGATGATTTGTTGTTAGGGACTAGACAAAAAATTACTCCCTATGGGTATAAGATTTTGTTGCTAGGCAATACATTACAAATATTACCACAAGCAATAGCATTTAATCCAAGTAATCTTGATTTAAATTTACCTCCTAATCCCGACACAGATATTTATTGGTCTAGTGTGTTAAACGTATATGGAACCATCAAACCCGGAATTAGTCAAATATGGTTACAAAATCCATATTTGAATACTGATATTGTGGGCACCATTGTTCCCAATCCAAATGATGATAGATTATTAATCTATAATATTGATCCAGATACATTACCACAAAATACATTAGACCCAGTTGATGGGGTAATCAACCCTCAATTGACAGGCCCAAATGCAGGATTGCCTGGACCAATCAATGGGCGCAGATATTTGTTAGTAGATAACATTGGTGCACCGGGAGAAAGTACAGTTGCTTGGGGTAATGTAGTTGCACATGCTAATGATATTATTGAATATAATGCTAGTACTGGAGAATGGTTTGTTAGTTTTGATAGTACAATGGCAACTCAAATGACGCTAGAATATGTTACAAACCTTACTACAAATGTGCAATATCGCTTTGTAGATGACGCTTGGATGAAATCGTATGAGGGCTGGTACGATCAAGGGGATTATTCTATCGTCATCTAATACTGTGATAAATCATAGTATGAGCAATACATCAGCCGGAGTTTTCTTTTATAGTAATAAAACAAATCGCTACCTTTATCTGTTACGCACAGACAACAAGAACCCAGGCAATTGGGGTATTCCTGGTGGTAAAATAGAAGATGATGAAACTCTCTTTGAGGGTATTGCTAGAGAATGTCAGGAAGAAATAGGAATATTTCCAAGCAATGCAAAACTAGTACCTATACAGAAATTTATCAATCATACATTCACATATCATACATTTTTTTGTGAAGTAGTTGATGAATTTGTACCAACATTAAATGAAGAACATTGTGGATATGCATGGGTAGGTGATAATCAATATCCTAAGCCATTGCATCCTGGATTGTTTAGTACAGTAAACTTTGATGTTGTGCAGGAAAAACTAAAGACACTTACAAAAAAAGAGACCTAAGTCTCTTTTTTTATTTTAGCAGTGCTGACACTGTGGGGAAGCCCATAGAACCGATTACTATACCGGCCCCCATTAACATCCATCGCCACTTTTCAAGTGCTGATACTTTATTCGCTAATTCAGTATGTTCCTTGACATCTTGCTCACGCATAGATTTTAACATTTTTCTAGTTTCTTCTGCATTAGATTCGATAGCATCATGTAGTGCTTTCAGATCCACTTTAAGTTCCCCGATTTTTTCTTCGAGGCTCTTAACTTGGAACTGAAGTACCGCAATTTCAGTTTCAGGTTGCATTTTGGTAGCCTTACTTGTTGCGGTTGCCATGATTATGCACTTGCAATAGTAACTAATTCATACGGTTGACCGTTGGTCGCATTAGCTGCTGCTGCTGTATTGAATGTTGCAAATACTGGAGCAGCATTTTGAAACACAATATTACCTGTAGCGATAGGACCTGAAGTAGCAGTAAACAACTCACCAGTGTGATCAGATAGACTTTGAACTGTTTGAGTAGAACTATTAGCATATGTAGCAAGAATACGCATTGAGTTTGGTGTCAATGCTGTATTAGCAACATTTGCTGTATAGCATTGTGCTGTCAAACCACTTGTTGAACCTGTTACTAGATACTTTTGTTTACCTTTTTGACGAACAATATAACCTGCTTCATCATTTGCATAAACAAATGCGGCGTTGCTAAATGCGATTGGGCAGTTAGCATTTAACACTACACGATTGTGAATAGCATTACCAGTAACACTTGCATTAGATGTAATAGCTTGTGGATCGCCGCCTTGAGTGGCAGAAACAGTAAATGCAGTTGCATTAGCTACAGTTTTAACGAAATATGTTGCACCCGCAGTTAAACCACCAAAACTTGCATCAAATGTCAACGGCATATCTAATTCTAATGTTTGAGCATTACCTGATGTTCTAATAACATTACCTGTTGCTGTTGTATTAGCAACCGCTACAGTAATATTACCGTGAGTCGCAGATGCAAAACCAATATCTGTAAAGTTAGTAGAGCCGTTGATATTTGCAACAGCAACTTGAAGTGCTGCACCTGTAGCTAAATTAGCAAAATCAGTACCTACTCCAAATATACTTTGATTAGTATTTGCTGCCAAATAACTGTATACTGTACCTGTTCCATTGACACCAATAGCAACTTGTGCTAATACTTGTTTACCAATGATTGCTGTATTACCACCAACTACACTATATGTGTTACTGTTTGTAGTAGGGAAACCTACTCCACCAAGTGGATTGTTGAAATATGCATCAACAACATTAAATGAAACACTAACTGAACCACCTGTTGTGTCTGTCAATGTTTGTATTACTTGTGGTTGCACACTTAATTGAGTTTGTGATACATCAAATGTAGTATTTGATAATATTTCATTTACATAGTAAATTGTATTAGCTGTCAATCCACCAACGGTAGTAGCAACTATAAATGACATACCTTTAGCTACACCTACGGTAGGGCTTGTAGTTAGATTTCCACCTGATACTGTAACGATACTGCCTGTTGCTGCTGTATCAGTAATTGTTAAGACTGCTTGAGCCTTTGCGATTTTTAGAGGGCGTCCCATTTGTTTCTCCTTGAAATATTAGTGAGTTCTAGTCACTACGCGGCGGGGACCGCA